CGGATTGCGATTGCATTAAGTGAATCGCAGAAAACTGGTAAGCCAATGAGTTCTTACTTTAAAAATTAATAATGGTTAATAGTTAAACAATTAATAATGGTTAATTGTTTAAATGGAATACAAAAGTCATTTAATTAAGTAAATATGCATAAAAAGGCCTTAAAAAGCACTTAAAAACTATATTAAAATATTTTATTTCAGGCTTTAAGTAGGTTTAAAGGCCTTTTTACTTAATTAACTAAACTATATAGAGAATATTCCCTATATTATCTATTAGCATATATGCAGTGGTATTGTTTTTATGAAATACAAATTGGAATGCACAAATATATTGGTTGCACAAATAATATTAATATGAGAACCAGACAACATAAAGCATCTTGTGCTGTGGTTGAAAAAAAATGTAGATTGTATGAATGCATGAGAGAGAATGGTGGATGGAAAGATGAATTTTTTTCTATATTAGATATGCAATTTTGTGATTTAGAAACTGCTCGAATCACGGAGCAAGAATTTATTGATTCTAATAATTGCGATCTTAATATGAATGCAGTTGGATTGCCTCAAGACTTACTTAAGGTTTTTCCGCCGTCAGATAAATGTTTAGACATAATATATATGAACTTCACAGACGAAATCAAAAAGGCCAAGCCCAAAATCTCAGAAGGTTCTCTCAAGACTTACAACTCTCTCCTCAGAACAATCCACAAAGGGGTCTTTGGTGCAGATGAACCTAATGTCAAGAACTTCGCAAAGGAGAAACCCGTCATGGAATATTTGAATAAGAAACCATATAACACACGCAAAACTTATTTGGCTGCACTTCTATGTGTGGCTCCTACCGTCGCCACGTACAAGGAGGTGATGATGGGGGACATCAAAGAATACAACGACGAAACCAAGAAGAGCGAACTCACCGACAAGCTGGAGAACTCCGCCATCTCTCAAGAAGAGATTGAAGGTATTGTTGCTGATCTGAAACAAAATGCCAAGGGATTGTATAAGAAGAAACATCTCCGTGTCCCCGACTTAATGGAAATACAAAATTATGTTTTGATTTCTCTCTACTACGGTCACATCGTTCCACGCAGGGCACAAGACTATGTCAATATGCTGTATCAGAACTACGATGAAAAAACCCAGAACTATCTGGACTTTGATAATGACAAGCTGGTCTTTAACCAATATAAGACAGCGCAGAAGATGGGGGAGGTGTTGAAGGGTAGACAGGAACTCGAGATGCCTTCTTCTCTACGAAAGATTCTTAAGAAATGGATTGAGGTAATCCCGAAGGAAGTGGATAATCTATTTTTTAATAGCAATCTTGAGCCACTTTCCAACGTTAGTTTGAACCAACGCCTGAATGCAATCTTCAAGGGACCTAAATCGGTAAATGCCCTCAGACATCTGTTTCTCACTACCAAATATAAGCAACTCATGATAGATAACGAAGAGATGAATGATGACATGCATGACATGGGGTCTTCTTCCGCACAAGCCAATAATTATATTAAGATAAATGACAAAGAATAAAAAAAAAATACAATGATAAAGTATATGGTCTACAAAATTTTACCATACACTTTAGCCAAGGCCGATAAATTAGGAGTCAAAGTTGCACCTTCAACCAAAGCAGGAAAGAAGCTGGACGTGTTTAAGAATGGAGAGAAGATTGCATCTATCGGTGCATCTGGAATGGGTGATTATCCAACCTATTTGAAGGAAAAGGGCAAAGAGTTTGCAGACGAACGTAGGCGACTTTATAAAATCCGTCACGCCAAAAATAAGGGGGTTTCTGGGTTTTGGGCGGATTCGCTTCTTTGGTAATTGTATAATGCCAAGCAACGACGCTGATTATGGAAGGGACTATTACCAACGCAACCGCGAACACATTTTACAAAGGAGTCGCAACAAAATTGCTAACAGAGAAAGGGACGAAAAGATTCGCCAATACCAAGAAGACTATTTCAAGGAAAGAATCCAATTGAAAAAAGAATACATGCAGGAGTATCGTAAGGAACACCACGACGAACTCGCAGAGAAACGACGCGAGGCGTATCGCGCATCCGTTTTAGAAGAAGTTGGCAGGATTGTTGTACCCACCTGTAAGAAGCTGGACGCGACAGGGATTGAAATCCGCACTCAGAAACGCTTTGAAACCATTGGCAACATGATGCATAAACGCCACCTCATCGAACGACATTTAGAAGTCAACCGAATTAAAGCAGAAGCATTTAAAAAGATGTTATCTAATAATAGTAGTATAGAATGTCATACGAAAAACGAGTCGGAAGAGGTAGAGATGTAGGGCAGGTTGGCCCCTTATTAAGTCGTCGCAATTTTTGGAAGGTGGTTGTTTGGCGATGGATACGAAAGATTATTTAGGAATTATTTACTTAAAAACTTAACCTTTGTTAATATATAGATGGGACGTTGGCAATGTGATAAACAGAGAGTGATTGATGACATGATTTCGGAGATGGCCCGAGAGATGTATTTGAGGGATTGGAAACGGTCGATGTTGAAAGTGCATTTCATTATAAAATTGAAAAGTATTTAGACAAATCTTTTTAATGTATATAATCATATATATATTAAAAAATGTCACTGAACGAAGGAAAGAAGAATGCAATTTCTATGATTGTTGATACAATGCATGAATATCAAAGAAAGCATAATATAAAAAAACAATGTATTACAAATACTCAATATTTATATGACTCTATAAAAGCATCGTTTCCATATTTAGATATAAAAGTTAAAGCAATTATTGGCTTTCGCAATAGTGATAAAATTATTGGCGTTGATGAAAAAAGTAAGAAAAAATATGTTAATCGAGAAACATATACGGTAGTTCATATGGTTGTGTTAATTGACGGTAAAACAATATTTGATCCCTCTGCAGAAATAAATGATATGGAAGATTTAGATTATGTTGGGTATGAGTTTAAAGGTTTGATAAAAACATTACGAGAATTAGGAATGTCTGAAGAAATGATTGATAAACTTATAAAACAATATATGACATTTTTCGGATATGAAAAAAAAATGAATAATGGGGAAGGACTTATTGTTGACCGACAATATTATAATAGTCAAGCCGACTATGTTGAAGAAACAATGAGAAAAAGTATTTAGACAATTCTTTTATATACATATAGTATATGCCTGTATCAGAAGCCCAGAAGAGAGCCAGCAAGAAATGGAGGGACAACAACAAAGAGAAGTTTAGAGAAATCCAATACATATGGTTGGAAAAGAACCGCGAGAGAGTAAATGAACTGACTGCAAAAAGACAGAAGGGATACTACCACGCAGGAAAGGCCTGTTCTTATGAATGGGCCGTAAAAGAATTATTCAAAATGAAAATCTGAATATTGTTTTATTTTTAAATGGCTTAAAAATAAAATCTTTTTGTAATATATAAGAAATGTTTAGCGAAAAGTCCACCCCCTCCAAAAAGTTTTCCTTTACCCTTGAACGCTCCGATTTTACGAAATCTATTTTTTGCAACACCAATTGCTATGAGGTTGTCAATCCCGAATTATGCAATGGCTTTATTGTCAATAAGATGGGAATCAAATTCCACAAAACTGGAAAGTTTAAAAATATGCCCTACAAGAACGAGCACGAATTACTTACAAATTATCAAAAAAACTATATCCCCAATAGCAACCGAATTAAGGTTGAGTATATTATGGCTCGTCATGGATGGGGCCGAGTGCAACCGATCGGATCTTTATCGTTGTCCCTGTTTCACCGCCCCACAAGACATTCTCTATGTGCCGATACTTACCAAGACTACGATATGGTGAATTGTCAACCGGCTGTCATCAATCAAATATGTATGCAACACAATATTATAAATAAACAGTGTATGGCTTATTGCGAAAACCCGAAAGACTGGAGGCATAAGGTGGCCGAGCAACACCACTTGAAACCCATTTTAAATAAGGAAACCGGCGTTACTTTATCCCCATATGAACAAGCCAAGAAACTTTTTATTTCTCTTGCATTTGGCGGTTCATATGCCGTTTGGCAAAAAGATTATAATGCAGAGGGTGGCGACATCTCTGAAATCATTGAAATGGAAAAGGAAATGTCAAACGTCATGGATTTGATATATAAAAGAAATGTCGATATGATTGAGGATATTTCAAATGACGCATGGAAGAAGAAAAGCACACAGGCCAAGAAGCGTTCTATTATGGGGCTGTTCGCCCAATCTGTCGAACGTCTATTGCAGGAGTCTTGTATTTTAAAGATATGCAGAGATTACGGGTTTAAGCTCGAATCCATTGTTCCTTGTCAAGACGGGTTTATGATTTTGAAGAGTGATGTTAAAAAGGATGTGGATATTTTACACATTATGCAGACTCACCTTTCCGAGTTGTTCGGCTTTGATATTAAGTGGGAGGTGAAACCATTTGACGAGCAGTTGCCTTGTGGGATTCCGTTGGCTCCTCTTATTACTGAGGTCAATGAGGATTTCTCATTCAAAGCGGTTTCCACAAAGTTTGAAAAGACACATTGCAAGATTACAAATCTTGGCATGTTTGTAAAAACCGAAGATACCGGGGACGTTGTAATGACGAAATCGCATTTGATTACTTCTTACGAACATATGACCTATGAGGCGCTTGTCAAGGGTGAAAAGGAACATTTGAATTTCATTTCAAAGTGGCTCCACAATAATCCTCATATAAGGGTTAAGCGTGAGATTAAAATTATCCCGCCCGATCTGAAAGTCCCCGCCGATGTTTATAATGCATGGAGAGATTTTAAGATGTTGACCGTTAAAACATATACTCCGAAGCCGGAAGCTGTTAAGTTGATATGCGACCATATTAAAATCCTTTGCAACCATGACGAGTATTGCTATGATTATTTCATTAAATGGATTGCTTGTCTTATTCAGTTTCCGTCAAAAAAATTACCAATGCCTGTTTTCGTTTCGAGAGAAGGCGGTGGTAAGGGTTCATTATTGCGGTTCTTCAGTGTTATTTTGGGGGCATCAAAGATTTTGCAAACTCAAGAACCCAGTAAGGAAGTGTGGGGTGAATTCAATTCATTAATGTTGAATTCATATTTGGTTTGCCTTGATGAGATTTCAAAGAAGGAGATGGCGGGTTGTGAGGGTAAAATCAAGGGGCTCATTACTGAACCCACCATTCGTATTAACGATAAGGGCAAATCCAGATTTGAGGTTGAGTCCTATCATAAATTCATTGCATTCTCAAATCCGGATGCTTATGGTAATGAACCGATGAATACCACTGACGGCGACAGAAGAAAGTGGTTCGTTAAATGCAGTGATGAGTTGGTGAAAAATAAACCTTATTTTGATAAGTTCTATAAAACCCTTGATGATGTTGATTCTATGAAAACCGTGTTCGAGTATTTCAATACACTTGCAGATGCAGAGAGTGTAAATTCAATGGATTTGCCTGTTACCAAATATAATCAAAGTTTGAAAGATATGGCTGTTCCTCCATTAATGATGTTTATGACTGAATTTATGACAACCAATGTAAAACCTACCATTACAACTGCTGAATTATTTGGAAGGTTAAAGGAATGGACTGGAAGGACCGGGATTCGTTATGAATGCAACAGTTTGCAATTTGCTTGTAGGTTATCCAATTTAGAAATTCCTGGTATGGAAAAATCAAATAATATTGGTGACTTGCGTTTGAAAGGTTGGGAGTTTGATATTAATAAATGCAGAGAATCTTTGGGGTTGGGGTGTTTGATAAAAGTGGAGGACGAGGATGGGGATGAGGGGTCTGTGTAATCCAACCCGCTTGGCCCGCTATTCAACCCCGCTATTCTGTTTCTGTGGTTGTTTCTTTGTTTCCTTACTGTATATGCTGTTATTTTTTTATCTTATATATATAATAATAAATAAATAGCAGGTATAGCGGGATAGCGGGTTATAATCCACTTTCCTCATAAAGTCCAAAAGAAAATGATGATGATGGGTCATCATGATAAAATAATAGTTTTCTATAGCGGAGTTGCATTCTAACCCGACTAACCTGCTTACCTGCTTTTTAAAAATGCATAAATTAAATATTAAAAAACTCCACTGCATAACCAATAAGAAACCAATTATAATATTTTCAATAATGTTTTTTGTTTTAACGCGGGTTGGTTTTTAACGCGGGTTGGTTTACGGCCTCTTGGAAAAGACCCGCTCCTTAATTATCCGGACCCGGCTTAATTAAACACCTAAAGGTTATATAAATAGACTTACTTATATAACTAACTCATCGAATCCATAATCGATGTTTCTTTCTCTCCAACATGACTCGATGTAACCGTCTGAAAAATACTGAGGGGTGCATTATATATTACTCGAAGATAATCTGCCGGCCATCTCCGAGTTCCATCTTATAACAGAACCAGATCGTTTTATGAGGGGGACACGTGCGGTTAACATCGTAGTCCGTTATGAAGTCTGTCCTTTTATGGGGTATCAAAATTTGCAAATGCGGACTATTCATAAGCTCCTTAATATAGACGCGACCCAGGGTATCCAAAGGCACATAGAGGGCGAACGGCTTCCCTAATGAGATGCATCTCTCGAACACTTCCTTCTTACATGAATAGGGTGGATTATCTACGATGCAATCCCAGTCATTCGGGGACCACTCAAAGAAATCCGAATCACAATGTATGTGTTTGGCACCATGATGTTTGTTTACATACTCAGCACATAGACCCTTGCAAAAGAAAGGCATCCACACCCGAGCATCGCGGTTCTTGAAATGTTTGAAGAACAGCTCCCACACCCACTCAGGTGTTTCATAATTGTCTTTCCCCTGTTTTGCTTTGTTGTTAAAATACGGCATATACCATATATAAACAAAATTTAATCTGCAAAGTAATAAATGCTTTTCGGAGGTGCGGGTTTCGATTCCCCAGGTGTCACCTTAAAAGACGATTTACTTTGTTGAGTTTTGGTTTCCCGTGCCTTCGGTTTCGGGGCCTCCTCCTCTTCGGATTCAGACTCCTCATAAATGATGGTCTTCTTCTTCGGCTTCTTCTTCTTCTTTACAATAACCACCTCCTCCTCCGATTCAGAGGCTGACTGGTAAATCACTTTGGGCTCCTTCTTCGGCTTCACTGCAACAACTGCTTTGGGTTCCGCTTTCGGTTTCTTAACCACGACCGGCTCAGGCTCTGGCTCTGATTCAGATTCATTGTCGGTTTTATCAATCGGCGGTGCATTATTCAGTTTGTCTTTGATTGCTTTGAGTTTCATTTTCTTTTCCTCCATGGCTGACAGCATCTTCTTAGTGGCTTCTTGTTGTGCTTCACTTCTTTGTTTTTTCTGCTTTGGCTTGGTAAGGGTTTCATCGTCATTTAGGGATTCCATTATACCATAGCCCCAGAAAATAATTGCCTAAATTAATTAAACAAATCTTTTCTCAGGCATTACTATAATGCAAATCAGCGAAATCGCCAATGATAAGATACCCCCTACAAAACCAATCAAAGAAACAATGGACGTTTTTGTCCCGGATATTGTAGAGGGAGTTGCAAGACGAAACGGAGGAATAATTCTCTACATAGGTTCAGGTGGATCTGGAAAAACATCTCATCTGCTAGGTCAAATGAAAACCGTTTATAAAAAGAAATTTCATCACATTTGGTATTTCTGTCCTTCGTCTTCCTTCTTAAGTGTAGAGAAACATCCATTCGTTAATCACGATAAAGTTTTCCATGAACTAACAGCGGAAGCGTTAGAAGATATAAGAGAAGAATTAACAAGCATTAAAGAAGACAGAGAAGAAGATGATATGCCAGAATACTCTCTTGTGATTATAGATGATTTTGCAAATAATTTGAAAGATAAACATTTACTTTCAAAGCTAAACTCAATGCTTATTAAAGCCAGGCATCTCAATTGTTGTTTCCTTTTTACAGTTCAGTCATATCTCTATTATCCAAAGATTTTACGTAAGCAGTTGACGTGGATATCAATATTTAGTGGAGTTCGAAACAAAGAAGAATGGGGAACAATCACCAAAGAATTATTAAAAATGAAAGAAGACCAGGCAAAGCAATTGTATGATTATGTATTCGATAAACCATACCAGCATTTAGACATTGATTCATTTGAAGAGAAGTTTTATAAAAATGGGAATCAACTGCAAATAACGGAAAATTGAAAAATGATATAAAAAGAATATAATATGTATATAAAAATGATATATATTATTTATCGTATAACAGCGGGTGATTACACATATATTGGAAGCACAAAGGATTTTAAACAACGAAAGTCACAACATAAATCTGCATGTAAAATAGAAGAATCCCAAGCGTATAAAATGATTCGCGAACAAGGTGGTTGGGATAAATGCGAGATGACACCAATTGAGGAATATGAATGTGAAGGACAATTACAAGCACGTATGAGAGAAGAATATTGGAGGCGCGAATATAATGCAAATATGAACTTACGAAGATCTCATAGAACAGAAGAAGAAAGAATAGAAGATTGTAAAAAATCATTTAACACATACATTGAAGCAAATAAAGAAAAAATAGAAACTATTAATGAATGCAGTTGTGGGGGTAAATACACACATTTGCATAAAGCAAGACACGAGAAAAGTAAAAGACACCAAGACTATTTAGCGAAGACATTATCTACAGATACAATATAATCATAATGGAACATATTGAATCAATCCAAATATATCTGAATAGCCGATACGCTACTGAAAGCGTGGGTGGTAATATTGCAAACTCAATCTACTATCTGCCCGTAATAGAGATACCAGACGGCCACCACATTTACCTTTCTCTGCAGAATGCAACAATCCCTTATTCATTTTATTCTATCTCCTCCGTAGACAACACATTCAGCTGGGGACTCGTAGCCGGCCCAGTGAATACATATTATATCGAGCCAGGCAATTACAATATAACGCAACTTATCGATGTAATCAAAACGGCAATGGGAGCGTCCTTCACAATCACTTATAGCCCCATTACAAGCAAACTGCTGATAACACATGCAACCACGAATTTTATAATTTACGCGGGGACCTTTAACCATATCATCGGGTTCAGCAAAACCAGCAATACCACCTCCGTTGCCAATCTTCTCTACAGTCGCGACTGCGTGAATCTGAATCAGATAAGGGCCTTGAATATTGAGATAAACTTCCCTACATACAATGTAAATGTGGCGCAACCGTATAACCAGAATATATTAGCAACGATACCGGTGTATGTCGCGCCCTTCTCTATTATCACTTATCAGAACCCTAATAACTTTAGGACAAACTTGTATGTGAATAAACTGGACCAGATTCAGATCCGCATAGTAGATAACGAGGGGCGACTCGTGGATATGAATGGCATCCAATATCAGATGACGTTGCAACTGGATTGTGTCAAATTTACAGATTAGTCTAGATATTTTCTAATGGTAGTTTATAATGATTGGCTATAAACAACCTTTAGGAAAAGCGATGATGGGACATAACATGCCCCTCGGCAAAATGAGAATCGGAACCAAGGTTCCCCTTTTAGATAGACCGACCGCCAGAAAAGTCGAAGAGGCCCTTGTGCGAAAAGTTTCGGCGGGTCTTGAGAGAAACGTCCTTAAGAGATAAATACTGAAAACATTTAGACATTTCTAATTGTTTTTTTCCAAAAATATTTCCTGGGGCTATTGTATATAAACAATGATTCCCGCGAACCTCAAGTATCAATCCAAAGTTGAATCTGCCCCTGCCCGTAGATATTTAACCCAGATCCAACCCCAAGGGTCAACCGGTGGTTACAACCCCGGTGATACCATCACCATCAATATCCCCACCCGTGCCAACACTGCACTTATCCCCTCTGAGTCCTATTTGAGAGGACAGTTTAACTTGATTGCCGTCGGCACTGCATCTACAAGTTCCTGCTTAGAGTCGTGCGGATGGCACAATTTTATCCAGAGAATTCGCGTGTTCCACGGAAGTAACTTGTTAGAAGATATTGATAATTACGGTCAGCTTGCTAAGATTCTCTACGATTTCCAGGCCCCTGAAGACTCGGTTAAGGGTCGCTTTGCCATTACCTCCGGAACCAACGAGGACTACTCCGGTGTAGGAACTGGTGCCGCCGCTTTACAAAACGTCCGCTCGGTTAACCGAGGCCGTGCTACCGGTGCTTTGGCAACAACTGCAGGTGGAACGGTTTTCCCCTTTGCCATCAACTTGATATCGCTTGTTGGTTCTTTGGCAGGTGAGAAATACCTGCCTTTGTGGGAGATGACCGCTGCGCCCCTGCGCCTTGAGATTGTTCTGCAATCTTCCCTCATCCGCGCGATGATGGTTGAAGGTGGTGCAGGTTTGAATTTTACCGCCAACGGCATCAATTATGCTGCCGAATTCTTAGAATTGCCCGATTCAGCCGTCGCTGCCATAAAATCAGGCTCCTCCAGCCCGATGCAGATGGTCCTCCCATCTTACAGGTCATACACCAACAGTGCTGCCATTACCACTGCTGGAACCCAGGTTAGTTTCCCCATCCCCGCCAAGTTCAGTTCTCTCAAGAACATCTTTGTTGCCACCAGAACAACTGCCGGAACTGCCGCTCAATACCCCTCGTCCCATTGCAAATTCGGCCTTACCAGTTACAACTTCAGGGTTGGGTCTGAGGTCCTCCCATCCACTGCCCCCACAAGTGTTCCTGAAATCTACACTGAGGCGCTCAAATGCTTTGGCTCCGTGGCAGATCTACAACTCCAGCCGTCCATTGATAACACCGCCTATTCTCTCGATGTCCCCAACACTGTTGCTGGTTTGACAGAGGCCTCCACTGAGGATTCGGGCGCTTTCTTGGTCGGCATTGACATGGAGATATACCAGAATGCTGATAAGGCGGCCATATTCGCGGGAACTAACACGAACACAAGTGATATCTTCTATATTGCGAATCACACCCCCGCTGGTAACGTTACCATCCTCCAGACTGGATTTGCATGCTACGACCAGGTGCTTGTCTATGAGAACGGTATATGCTATGCTAGATACTAAACGCATTTAACAATTTATAATAATCTATGTATTTATTATAAATGGATCAAGAGATAGCGAAATTATGGCTCAATAGCGGGTCACTTACAACAACCCCATCACAAACAGGAGTAATAAGTGCCGATAATATGACGGTGACATTCAACTTTGATTTGAGAATTGTTTTAGGCGAAACACTGTGGAGCAAATATAAGTATTTCAAAATGTATATTAATGATACATCTCCAGCATCAACGACTGGTATGGCAACGCTTTATCAAAATGGGTTGAATCTGATTCAGGCATCGTATCAAGGCAAACAAGCGGGATTTCAAACTGCGATAGATGAAACCAACTTGGCAACTCCAATCGGTATACCACGTCAATTTAATCGTTCTGCAAATACGAGAACATTTGTAATGATAAAACCTGATGCAAACAACGTCCA